AGGAGATAGATTTAAAGGTACAAATGAAAAACCTTCTGCAATGGTTTCCAAAGTATCAGGTGCATTAGATAGTTTATCTAGTTTACCTATTATTGGACCTTTTGCTAAAGTTGGTTCACAAATGTCTAGTATAGCTTCATCTGCATTAACTTTATTTGGTTTTACAAATATACCTAATGTATCAGATGTAAATGCAATGGTACCTAATCCTTACCCTCAACATTGTACTTCCGAAATATCTACACCTATAGAAAAATTAACTTTTGATCCCAAAAATGAATTAACTATAGATAATAGAGTTGGAGGAGGCGATGGTATGGATGAACTTCTTATACAAAATCTAGTAACGCGTGAAGCTTATTTAGATTCCGCATTATGGAGTGCTTCAGCACCTACTGATTCAATCTTATTTTCTACATATGTTGATCCTTTTATTTTCCACACAGAATTTTCCCCAGGATTTTATAATTATATTTATAAAACTCCTCTTGCACATTTCTCAGAAATGTTTAAATTTTGGCGTGGAGATATAATATTTACTTTCAGATTTATTTGTTCTCAATATCATAGAGGTCGTGTTCGTATTTGTTGGGATCCAGCTGATGATAATGCTGTAGGTTTTACTAGTTGTATTAATGAAATAGTAGATATAGCCGAAACTTCAGAAATAGATATTAAAGTACCTTATTTAGCAGCAACTTCATGGTTAAAAACAATAAAAACTAATGCATCTAGGTATGCATTAAATGGTTCTTTAGTTACTCCTTTTGATCCTAATGAATCAAATGGAACTCTAACAGTCCGTGTTTTAAACGCTCAAACTAGTCCTGTAGCCAGTGCTGATATCCAAATGCAAATATCAGTCCGAGCTGGAGAACGTTTTGAACTTGCCGTCCCCAAACAAATACCCAAAGACCGCATGGTTGGAACTACTACGTTAATTCCAACTGTCGTTAGTGAGGAAAGAATTTTGAATAAATTTCAATTCTTTAACAAATATCCAGAATTATTTACTAAATCTGGAAAATCTAAAATTCACAGTAACGAATTCGTATATAAAACTAAACAAGTTGATATGTACGATCGTAAACCTGAGCATCCTGAAT